AGCAACGCAGCAGAAGCGCGAGTCGCCGACATCCTTCTGCCGACTGACGAGAGGAACTGGGGCATCACGCCAACGCCAAACCCCTACCTGATGAACATGCTGAAGGATGAGCGGCCAGCGACAGACGGCGGACCCGTAGGCCAGCAAATGGGCCAGCAGCAAGGCATGGCACCGCCACCGGGCGGCATGGCACCACCGCCACAGGCCGGCATGGCACCGTCACAGCCCACCATGGCACCGCCGGGTATTCCGGCACCACCACAACCGGGCATGGCTCCTGAAGCGCCTACAGGGCTTGCTGGCATGGCTATGGGTCCACAAGGTCCGCAGCAGATCACCGACCAAGGCGGTCAGCCGATGCGCATGAAGGACATTGCACGGGAGGTGATGAACCTTGCCAAGAAGAAAGCCGAAGCGATGCAGCGCGAGATTGAAGACCAGTTGACCGAGTGCGACTACAACAGCGAACTGCGCAAGATGCTTCACGACGCGGCTGTGTTTGGCACAGGCGTCATCCGTGGCCCGATCGTCACCAACCGCACACGCAAGGCGTGGCAGCCCTACACCGATGCGCAAGGGCAGCAGGTTCACCAGATCGAGATCGTCGAAGAGCTGGCCCCTGCTTCGTACCGCGTTGATCCGCACAACGTGTGGCCGGACCCGGCATGCGGCGAGAACATCCACCACGGCAAGGGCGTTTACGAGCGTGAGCAGATCACCGCAAAGCAGGTTCGTGAACTGGCCAAGCAGCCGGGTTTCATGAAGTCGCAATTGCGCAAGGTTTTGGAAGAAGGGCCGAAGCGGTCGCACACCATGGAAGAGCTGCGTGATGACGACCAGCGTGATGTGGCGCGTGACCTGTACGAGATGTGGACCTACTGGGGTGAGGTCGAGCATGATGACCTTGACGCCGCAGGCGTTTATGCAGGTGACAAGGATGAGCTGAAGAGCGTCAGTGCTTGCGTGATCATCATCAACAGCACCGTCGTCAAAGCGTTTATGAACCCACTGGAAGGCGGCGATTTGCCGTATGACTTCTACGTCTGGGAAAAGGTCGCCAACAGCGTCTGGGGCTATGGCATTCCTTACTTGATGCGCTCACAGCAGAAGGTCCTGAACGCTGCATGGCGTCAGATGATGGACAACGCAGGCGTGTCCAGCGGTCCACAGATTGTTATGAAGCCGAACGTCATTCAGCCGGCTGACAAGCAGTGGCAGCTATCCAGCCGCAAGATATGGTACGCAACCGATGACGTGGACGATGTGTCGAAAGCCTTTGCCACGTTTGAGTTCAACAGCCATCAGGCCGAACTGTCCGGCATCATCAAGATGGCGACCGAGCTGGTTGATCAAGAGACCGGTGTGCCGACCATCCTGCAAGGTGAGAAGGGCGCAGCGCCTGATACCGTCGGCGGTATGCAGATGCTGATGAATTCTGCCAATGTGGTACTGCGCAGACTGGTCAAGCAATTCGACGACATGGTCACACGTCCGCACATTCGCCGGTACTACGACTACAACATGATGTACAACGAGGACGAAGAGGTTAAGGGCGACTTCAGTATCAACGCACGCGGCTCTTCTGCTTTGCTGATACGTGACATCCAGAATCAAGCATTCTTGAACCTGCTTGCCGCTGGCGCGAATCCGATTTACGGCATGTACCTCGACACAGAGAAGCTGTTCCGCAAAGCACTGCAAGCGCAGCACATCGATCCGACGGATGTATTCAAATCCGAAGAGGAGATCGAGCAGATCAAGGAACAACAGAAGGCCATGGCCAACCAGCCACCGCCACCTGACCCACGCATTGAAGCTGCAAACCTCCGTGCGCAGACTGATCTCCAGCGTGCGCAGATGCAGAACGAAGGCGACATGGCTGAGATTCAAGCAAGGATGCAGAGGATGCAGCAAGAAGCCGAGATCAGGATGGCTGAGTTGCAGATGACGCGTGAGATCGAGATGCTGAAGATGTCGAATACGCAGAACCTGTCGCTTGAAAAGATCAAGGCCCAGCTTGCAGATACGGCGATCAAAGAGCGTGGCCGCAAAGAGCTGTTTGCAGCCGAACAGGATTTGAAGATACGTATGGGATCGGGGATTTAATCATGGCCGCCGCCGCTCTCCAACGTGAACTTGATGCGTACAACGATGCAATCAGTAGCTATAACCGGCAAGTACGCAGCTATAAATCGGCTGCTACACAACACGATGCGTCGGTTGATGAGTACAAGGCTTCATTTGTGCCGGACAGCAAAAACGAAATAGGTGTTTTTGCAAGAGACAGAAGCGGCGGCTATGTTAGTCGAGGTAATGTTGAAGGCCGGCGTCTTTCCGCTGACCAAGCTAAAAACTACAAACGGGTTGATCTCGGCAATAACCTTTTTAGTTTGCAATATTTAGACAAACCCGTAGTTGAACCCGGCCAATTCACAAGAGAGCAACCGACACAACCGGGGTCAGCGCCGACAGTAACCACAGCCCAAATCAAAAGACTGGACCAACCTTCGCTGATAGACGTAGAGCGAGTCAGCGATTCGGGTTTAATCAACAACGCTTTTAAATATTAAAGGAAATAAACATGGCAACCATCACACCTACAACCGACCGCGACACCGCAGCAGGCGCTACCCTTGTCACTTGGAACGCCATGGCGACCGGTGATTCCGGGGCAGCTTTTGGTTTGAACGCAGCAGCCGACATTACCCTTCAGGTGACCGGTACGTTTAGCGGATCGACAGTTACGTTCCAAGGATCGAACGACGGCACGAACTGGCATGCGCTGACCCAGCGTGGCGGCACAACCAACATGGCCTACACCGCTGCGGCGAGTCACGCCTGCAACGAAATGCCTGCGTTTATCCGTCCGACAATCACCGCCGGTACAGGTTCAGCTTTTAAAGTTACCGCAGCTATTTTTTACAGATACGGAAAATCGCCGCTTTGATACGGCAAACCGCTGCAAAGCAATGCAGGGCTATGCAAATAAAAATGTTGCACAAATCCTATGATAAAAGGTAGAATTTTTGCAGGGACCTTGTGTCCAAAATTTTACAAAGCCAGCCTCGCGCTGGCTTTTTTACTATGATCAATTTTAGTTCGCCAGAGTGGCATGTAATGCGTAAGTGGGCTGAAGAGCAGCTTCGCAAATGCCGCGACAAAAACGACGCCGTCAATCTCTCCGACACCGAGACGGCGTTGCTGCGAGGTGAAATTCGATTTATAAAAAGATTTCTCGACTTACCAAATGAGGTAACTCGGGGTGTGGTGGTTCAGCCGGATGAATAATCCCGCTTAACCGTTGTTCAAAGTCATCGAGAGATGGCTTTTTTATTGGAGAGCAAAGTGGAAGAAAACCAACTATCACCGGAGGAAGCACAACAGCTTTGGGACGAAGAGGCTTTAAAACTGGATGCTGATGATCAGTCCGCAAACCAGTCAATGGCCACAGCACCGGAAGACTCGCTGCTGGAAGACGAACCAATTGCTGAAGAAGCCGCGCCCGATGTAGAGCCGGAAGACCCACTGGCTGGTCTATCAGACGTTGTAAGAGCGAAGCTTGCTCAGATCGACGAACTGGCAACCGCCAATGCTCAACTGCTGCACCATGTAAAAACTGCCGAAGGTCGTGTGGCCGCGATGCAGCGTGAGTTCCAACAAGCCCGAGTGGCGCAACAGCAAGTTGCCCCGCAAGAAGCTCCGTCTCAGGGACAGATCGTTAATGCAGCCAAGAACCCGGAAAAGTGGGAGCAGCTCAAGGAAGATTTCCCCGAGTGGGCTGGAGCGATGGAGGAGTATGTCGCATCTAAGCTAGGGTCCGTTCAGTCACAGCAGGGGCTTGATCCCCAGCAAGTTGCTGCATTCGTGCAGCAGCAGGTTGACCAGACCAAAGTAGAGATGAGGCAAGCCATCGAAGAGGCGCGTGTAGATGGTAAGTACGAGAACTGGAAGGACACCGTGAACACTTTGGAGTTCACGCAATGGTTCACAGTACAGTCGCCCGAAACCCGTGCTTTAGCAAACAGCGACTCAGCGCGAGACGCCATTCGTATGTTGGACTTGTTCCATGATACGAAGAAACGTTCAGCGTCGGATATCAAACAAGAGCGTGGGCAGCGACTTGCTGCTGCCGCGACAACTCGACCCGGCCAGACACCGCCGCCCAAAACATTGGACGACATGTCACCAGAAGAGGTTTGGAATTACGAAGCCGCAAAGCGCGAAAAAACTAAAGCGCAGCGCGGGTTTTAACTTAATCAAGTAAAGGAACAGCAATGGCTATTCAAAATTATTCAACCGTAGCGTCGCGTAACCTAATCCGCGCCGCACAAGGCATGCTTGAGCATGCACAACCCATCACCGTTCTGGGCGACTTTGGTA